GGTCGGTCATTCTGACTTGGCACGGCCCCTGCTTACGGCGTCGCCCTGGTGCCGATCCTGAGCTCCTGGCGCCTGGTGCAGATCGGCCGATCGGCGGAGGATCTACGCGAAGTTCTGAGATTTTTTTGCTGTTGGATTTCATTGCCAGACAACGACTTACAGATCCGACTGAAAAATGTCGTTGAACATTTCGGATCGCTTGACCAGTGTGCCGTCGTCGCTGATGCCTACGGGCCGACCCCACGGGGTTCAGATCGCCGACCGACACCCGGAAAGACGGGACCCGTTTTTTGACATTCAGCAGATCCCCTCACGCCGGCAATCGAACCGGAGAGCCTGCTGTGCCCACCCCAACAGGGCGAAACGCCCCCAGCCCACAAGGCCGGGCGTAGCACCGGTAAAGCCGGTGCCTGATGAGCCCAGTAGGTTCAACCAACCAACAACACCATGAAAAACTACAGCATGACCGCAATGATCAAACACGCATCCAATGAAGCCCAGGCTTGGTTACTCCACCCGTTCGTCTGCTACTCCGACACGAACAAGGGTTACGACCAAGCGGTGCAGGCCCATCGGGACCTGATGGACTTCGAGCTCGGATCCGACGAGCACCCGGATGTCCAGCAGGCCCTCGTCGACCGGCGCTGGGAAATGGCCGAGTACTACCAGCGCCTGCGTGGCTGGGATGTCCGGTGCTAACAGATCGAAACGCCCCACGGGGCGTCGCAGGGTAAGGCCCTGCCTGATGAGATCAACCAACAACCCAACCCAAAACCCAACCCAACATGACCAAAAAAACCAACGATGAAAAAGGCAACCTGATGCAAACCGCCAGCAAGATCCGCGAACTCCGGCGCGACGCCGAGGCCAAGGGCGACAAGCTCCTGGCCCTGGCGCTCAACACCGCCGACAACGCTCTGATGTCGATGGCCTGCTCGAAGGCCGAGCACCGCGTGACCCTCAGGGACGGCGCGATCCGCGACGCCGGCCGGTACGTCGAGCTCTGGCACAGCTCCGGCACGGCCGAGCGCGAGACGAACGCGTGGATCGCCAGCCTGACGCCGGCCGACATCGAGCGGATCGAGAAGATCAGCCCGGACTTCAAGATCCCCCGCGCGGTGTAAGATCGAAACGACCGGCAAGGGCCGGCGTCGTGACGTTACGCGTCACCTGACGAGATCGTAAAACCCAACAAAACCCAACCCAAAATGACCCAACCCAAATACACTGAAAACCCCATGGCCTGCCTCCGCTCGATCGTCGCCAACGCGACTTACGTCCGGATCAGCAGGCTCAACAAAAAGGCCGAAGAGGCTAAGCGCACGGCGGAGATCGCCCAGAGCGAGCTCGACAGCGCCCTGGCCGAAGCCGAGGCCGGCACGTTCAACGACATCGATTGCATCGCGATCTGCACCGGCGACAGCGACTGCTGGGCCGAGGTTTGCCGGCGTGTCAAGGTGCTCGACAACGGCGAGTCCTGGGGCCCGATGTACCAGCGCGTGAGCTCTCACCCGGCCGACCGCGAAGACTACGACGTGGCCCTGCTGGCGAAGATCTTCCCCGACTTCAACCCGGCCCCCGGGATCATGGAAGGCCTGGGGATCTACAAGGCCAACAAGTAATAGATCGAAACGCCGTGAGGCGTCTCCGGGTAATGCCCGGACTGATGAGATCCAACCCAAACCCAAACCCAACAAAATGCACATCGAACACAACGTCGCCGTCAACGTCATGACGGAAGAGAAAACCAAGATCCTGCGCGGGATCAACGCGGTCCACCGGACCCTCCGGGACATGGAGGCCGACGCGGAGTACCTCAAGCTCACCCCCGAGCAGACCACCGCGATCCGCGTGGCCAGCGAGCTGGTGATGTCGGCGCTCGTCAACATGGACCCCGACTCGAGCCGGCGCGGGGCCGACGAGCACTACCACATCGCTCTTTACCAGGCGATCGGGGCCAAGTACTAGCAGATCGAAACGCGACCGGAGGCCGGCGCGTCGCACCGTTACGCGGTGCCTGACGAGATCGTAAACAACCAACCCCAAACCCAACACCAACACCCATGAAAGACCGAGACAACCACAACCAACGCACCGGCGCCTCGCTGGTGCTTCAGGCCCGCGACGCATCGCTGGGCTACGACGCCATGATCCGCAACCTCAGGATCCTCGCCAGGACCGCCGAGAACTTCGGCGTCATCCTGGACTACAACGAGGGCACCGTGACGGCCACCGGCGTCGACGCGTGCCTCGTCGTCGAATACGAGCGCGCCCGGGCGCGCGGTCGACGCGACGCGAGCTACCAGTGCTTCCGCGATCAAACCCAAGCCGGCTCATTCCTCGAAAGCAAGCTCGACCTGCTCGCCAGTGTCGCCGACGCCATGGGCGTTGACCTCGTCCAGTGGGGCACTTACCACGAGACCCTCTAACCCCAACCCAACCATGAACAACAAGCACAAGCACAAGCTGTCGGACCTTCGCAAGTTCGCCGGCACCCTCGGCCTCGAGATCGCCAAGTACAGCCCCGGCGACGGGCGCACGCGGTACAAGCTGGTCCGGATCGGCCAGCAGTACTTCGAGACGGACGGCTATTACCGTCCGGCAACCCTGAGCGAAGCCCACGCCTTCCTGGCCGGGCTCGCCTTCAGGAACCACGCCTTGGAGGGGGGTCAGGTATGACCCTCAAGATCGGCGTCGCGGTCGACGGCAAGCTGATGATCACCCTTGAGGGCGATCCCCTCAGCCTGCTGGTCTTCCTGCGCGACGAGGTCGTCGATTACGGCGACCGCGAGATCACCCTGTCCTTCGGGCCGGGCCAGCTGGAGATCCCGGCCGGCCAGTCCCTCGACGACGCGATCCGGGGCGCCCACGAGGAGCTCCAGGATCCCGACCTGGTCTTCGATGATCCGGCCGAAGAGGCCAGGACCCGTCTGGTCGTGCGCAACCTGTACCTCGCGCTCATGCTCGATACCACCGACCTGGTCGTCGAGCAGATCGAGGAGATCGAGGCCGGCGACCACTCCGAGGACGCCGGCGCCCGGTACGACCGGTACGACGAGCTCAAGGAGGGCGAGAGTTACAACTGACCATGATCCGCTTCATCACGCGGTACAACCTGGTCGACGTCAACGATGGCACCCAGGATCCCGAGGTCTGGGACATGGTGCCGGCCAAGCGCGGGGTCTACGTCGAGTACGACGACTACATGGTCGTCGTCCGCGAGCTCAAGCGCGAGATCGCCCACCTGAAGGGCGAACACTCCGGCGAGGATCCTCCCGCTTCCCCTCAGATGCCGGACGGCTACTGACCTAGACAGACAACCCACCCTTCGCGGGGTGGGTTTTTTTGTGCCTAGTCGATCCAGCTGGGGGCCGTCCGGGACGAGCGCCGGTCCTCGTTCAGGTAGATCAGGACGCCGGGCTTAGCGCCGTAGCTCTTCTTGATCAGTAGTTGGGACACAATTGCGTCGTCGCCGATCATGCCGGCGCGCATGAGGCAGTCCAGTATCAGCTTGGCCAGGTTGTCGGCGTCGGGCCTGGCGGTGTGCGCTTCGCCATCCTGGTGGGCTTTGCCGGCCGGGAAGGTAAAGTTTAGGCCCACGAACAGTCCCCCCTTCAGCGGGGCATCCTGATGCCTTAGCTCGCGCGCCTTGGCCTCGACCGCGGAGATCCACCGCTTCGCGTTGGCATCGGCGCAAGAGATCACCCTGCCCCGGACAAACCTGGGTCGGGGCTGGGGCCTGGGGATCCCGTCGACAAAGAGCATGATGGGTTGCACCATTGAACCGTAAAACCCAACCCAATTCCGCGCAAGAGATCTGGGGATGTGGTTTGGTTGTATGGTATCATGCGGATCGGCACCCCTAGGGGCGTGCCCCGAGGACGCTAGTACATACTAGTATACTGCCTCGGCGTCCTCGAGCTCCGAAAATGAGAGTTAAGTACCGTGCTATCAGTGACTTAACTCGAGGACGTTTGGATCAAAAAAAGACGCGTCCTCGCGTCCTCGTTTTAAAAACCTCACTTAACCCACTGTCATTGCGTCACTTACAGAAACGTCCCCGCGTCCTCAAACCGCCGAGGACGCGCGAGGACGCGACGAGGACGCGATCCGCGTCCTCAATCCAGGTCTGACAGATCGATCCCTTCGGCGTGCTCCATGATCTCGTCGAGCAGGCCGGGCACCTCGTCGACGTCTACCTCGTCCTCGGTAGACTCGGTGATCTCGTAGGCCACGATCTGCGTCTCGTCCCAGTCAATCTCCCAGTGACCGCACTCCTCGGTCTGGCGCCGGCCTCCGCCGTCGTGGTCGAAGGAGTCGTCCTCCCACTGGCCCTCGATCTCCAGCTCGACGCTGTAGTATGCGCCGGCGTGCTCGATGTTGAATTGTTTGGTGATACTCATGGTAGAATTGGGGTGGGTTGCAACTTGTTGCGGGCCAGGAGATCCTTCCAGCGTTCGCGGTCCTTCGCGGTCATGCGCTTGATCGGCGCCGACTCGAAGGGGGTGAGTAGCTTGAGGCCTGGCGTGGCCCGGGCTTCCTGGGGTGTCTTCGCGGTCTTCATGTTACTTGCGGACACTGATCAGGAGCGCGATCCCCCCGACGGCGTAGGCGAACCACATGACGGCCAGGACCGGCCGGCCCATGAACAGGCACGCGACGCCGGCGGAGAGGTAGGCGGCTGAGGCAATGCCGGGCACGACCAGGGTGGTGAACACGTCCAGGCTCATCGGTTGCCCTCCTGGTCCCGGATCCCAAACGTGTCGTTCCGGACCAGCTTGAATTGGTCGGTGGTCATGTGCCGGATCACGCCGTCCTCGTCGAGCACGATCGCGAACACGTCGTTCGAGAAGGCGCCCCCGTCACGGACGTAGATCAGCATCCCATACCCGAGCGGTGTCTCGACCGGCATGGGGTTGCGGAACTCGTGGATCATGGCACGACCCTGGCGTCGGGGGTGAGGGCCTGGCCGGCCGTGATGGCGTCGGTCAGCCTCTCGACCTCGGCCTTGAGCCGGGCGTTCTCCTGCCTCAGGTCGTCGCGCTCGACGAGCTGGCAACCGAGCGTGTCTGACACGTGCCTCTCGATCGCGACCATGGACATGCTGATCGCGTGCTTCACGATCCTCATGACGTCGGCCTTCAGGGCCTTCTCAAACGCGTCGCGCTGGAGCTCTGCCTGGTGCAGTTGCAGGCGGAGCATGGTGATGTCGTCGTAGTCGCCGGGATGGGACTCGGGTTGTAGGTTACTCATTGGTGTTGGGTTCAGGGGGTACGTCGATGACCGGGAGACCATTGATCTCCTGAGACTTCTCGTGCCCGCGCACGACAGTCTTCACGGTGGTCTTAACTGACTCGAAGGTGGCCTGGCCCTGTCGGATCAGCTCCTCGAGCTCGTGGATAGACATGTTGGAAAGGTCCTTCTTGGATCGCTGGAGCCCGAGCTGTAGTCCAGCCGCGACGGCCGAGAGACCATGGCCGGAGGCCTCGAGCACCCATCGGGCGGCTTGGAACCTGGCCTGAGCCGGCGCCGAGGGATCGTTGAGCATGTTGTACATGGTCTGCCAGGCGCGCGTCGCGCCGTCGGTCTTGATCCTCATGTCGCGTAGCTGTTCGACGGCCAGGCGGATCTTCGGGCGCTCCAGGTTCTGCTGTGCCTGTACGCGGGCGCAGTCCTGGGAGTAGCCGGCGGTGATCGCGGCCTGGGTACCGTTGCCCCCGTTCTCAACGTAGGCCTCGACGAACTTGGCCTGCATCTCGGTGAGGGTCATGGTCGCCACGATCCTGCCGGTGTCGGCGTCGTTCACTGTGACTCCGCCCTTCCAGGCGGATCCTTGTCCTGCTGATGGGTTCATTTGATCTTAGATAGGTAGGCGATGTTCTTCTGGGTATGCTTCGGCATCCGGTAGAGCTTGAAGCCTAGCCGGCGAAAGCCGGTGAGCCCTCGGTTGTAGCAGGCCCAGGTCTCGGCCAGGGTGGCCGGCCGGCCGAGCTCGAGAGAGACACCGCGCTGGCACATGGCGATCCAGGTGCGCGCGTACTCCTTCGAGATCACCGGGTCGGTGGCCTTGCTGTAGGGGTGCACGTCCTGTCCGTGCTTCGCGCGGATCTTCGAGCACTCTATCCATGCCACCTCCCAAAATTGATAGCGCCCTTTCGCACGGCCGGCGTCGCCGACCGCGTTGTCCGGATCCTTCTCACCGCCGGTCTCGACGTGGCCGATGGCGTCGACCCAGGTGTCGGGTACGGTGGGTGCCCCTTGAAGGAGCGCGATCATGAGCAGGCTGTTCATACCTTGATCCCTTTCATGGCGCGCTTGCGCGCGCGGACCTGGCGCATGTAGACCTTGTGCTGTTCGCGCTTCATGATGGGGCCGACGAGATCATGCATCTCTTCGGCGTCGGAGACGCGGAGCATGACGAAGCTGTGCCCGGACCGCTTCGCGGTACCGAGGGCGGTACCGAGAGCGGAGAGGCCGGTGCGCTTGCGGTCGTGCAGTGTGACGAACTCAGCCACGGCGGGTCTTGGGCTTGCGTCCGCGAACGGAACACTTGAACGACAGGCCCTGCATGGACGCGACGGTCCGGACGGAGGCCTTGTTCATGTTGTACTTCTTGCACGCCTCGTCAATGGTTAGTCCTTCGGCGCAGGCTTTGCGGACCAGGTCCTTAATCTGCGTGGCGTACTGCCGGCCGTTGACCTTGTCCTCGGCTTCGCAGAGCTCGCCTTCGAGGACGTCGTAGCTCTGCTCCAGGCTGTCGAGGCGGGCCCTGGTCTCGGCGTGCAGGACCAGCTCGTCGGCCAGCTTGCGCACGAGGTTGTCGTGCTTCTCGCAGGCCTCGAGTAGCTTCACGGAAAGCTGTTCGGCGGCGCCGATCAGGTAGCGGGCGTGAGCCCACGGGTTGACCCACCAGAAGGTGGGCAGTTGGTATTTATTAGTCTTCATGTTGGGGGGAAGGTCTTTACTTTTTGCCCTTCGGCTTGGGTTTGGCAACCCTCTTCTTCGCTTTATTTTTATGCGACCTGCCGGTACCTGAGATCGCGGTCATGTCCCCATATTTGATAAAGAATGGGGCGTATTTGTCGATCAGCCGGGCGCACCTCTCGTATGCCGAGAGGTTGTCGCCGAAGCTTTCGGGTCTTAGTGGTTGTTTCATTTGCGTGCAATTTGCTTGGTGACCTCGTCGAACTGGTACCGTTCCCACTCGTCGGGCTGGTAGGCGCCGGCGTTGAGCTCAGCACCGGCCGAGTCTGTCGCGATCGGTCCGTTCGGTACGTCGAGCCAGGTCTTAGACTTGGATCCCTTCGACGCCGCGACGACGACCGCCTTGTTCATCAATAGCTCTTCGACGATGCCGGCGAACTCGTGTGCGCCGGTCTGCCTCAGGATGTTCGGGAGCTCGGCGCGACGGCGGTACAGTCCGCTCTTCGCGTTCTTACCCTCGTTGCTGTAAGGGTGTCCGGCCCGGGCCGCGAGGGTGATCGCGGCGAGTAGCCACGCGTGACGCTCGGACAGGTTGACCAGGGAGTAGGAGTCGTTCGCGGTGACGTCGACGAGCAGGCCGGTGTCGGATCTAAGCAGAGTCTTCTCACCCTCATACATCTCCGGGTTATTAGCCTTGAGCACGCCGAGCTTCCACAGGGATCCGCGCCTGGGCTTCAGTCCCATGGCGGTCATGCGTCGGTCATAGTCGGCGCAAGCCCAGATGCCGAGCACCGCGCGGAACGCGGCCGGCAGGGCGGAGGATCCGCGGATCGCGGCCCTCATCCCGTCGATGCCCCGGATAGGTTCGTCTCCCTGCTTGCGGATGTGGTGGGTGAATATCGTGGCCGATCCAAGCTCGCCGGAGATCTGAGACGCGAACCTGATAAACTCATTGATCACAGTCGCACTGTTCTCTTCGCCGTGCAACACGCTGTTAAGGGTATCGATGACGACGACGTCAGGCTTAACCTGGCGGAGCATGTCCATGAGCTCGATCCATTTGCGGGAGGCCTTAGCCTCGCCGGTCCTGGCGTCGTGCTCTACTACGGCAAAGGATCCGCCGGTATTGATGGTGGGCAGGATGATCAGGTCGTCGCCGGCTTCGCGTCGGCGGGAGCCGTCCGGGTCCAGGTCGTTCAGTCGGATGTGAAGCTCCTCCTGGTCGTCCTCGGTCGTGATGATCACGGCCTTACCCTTGCGGGTGATGGCCTGTCCGCACCAGTCGTCACCCACCTTAGGGCTGGAGATCTTCAGGGCCAGGTCCAGGCACAGGAACGTCTTGCCGGCTCCGCCTTCGGCGACGAGCAGGTGGTGCTTTCCGGCGAGGATCAGCTTCTCCACCAGGAACTGTCGCTTCGGGCTGGCGCCCATGCTCCACCGGTGAGCGGCCCACGCCAGGATCCCGCCGGTCTCGGCCTTGGCAATAGGTGCCTCGGGCTTGGGCATGGGCCCGTGGCCGGAGATGTCCTTGCGTACCAGGCCTTGCCACTCGGAAGCGAACCGGCCTGGAGGCCAGGGCGGATCCATGTGGGCGAGCATCCAGCCTTCGGCCGCGGCCTTCGCCTCGTCGATGGACATGTCGCCCTTGCGCGCGACGTGGATGTAGTGGCCGGCCACGCGGGTGAAGGCGGACCAGCGGGTCTCTCCTCCTTCGGCGCCTGCGGCGACGTCGGTGGTCATGATGTCAGACATGTCCCCGCCCTCCGGGCGGAACATGGCGCCGACCTGGGCGACCTTGTCGGCCAGCGCCCAGGGGCTCGCCGGCATGGAGGTGACGCGTCCGGGCATGGCCGGGTCTACGTGCTGTTCGACCAGGGTCTCGACGCGCACGGGTTTACGTACGCCATTCTTTCCGTGGATAGATCCGGCCAGCCGGATAGGCTGGTGTGCTCGGCCGTAAGGGTTGCCGTCGACGCCGAAGCCGAACTGGATGTCGGCCCCTACCTTGCGCGCGATGGCGTCGCGTAGCGCGACGATCTCTGCGACCGGGATGCCCGGTGCCACTGACCAGTAGGCATGCCTCTTAGACTTGCCGTCCTCGGTAATGCCACCGGACAGCACGACCATGTCGGGCTGACCCAGGTGCTCGGACGCGTACGCGATCTTCGCGTCAGTGTCGCCGGTATCGAAGTCGGCGCACACGGTGCGGAAGACATTGCAATTCTCAGCGGTGCCACGGTCCGCCTTCAGGGTGCAAGGCACGATGAAGCTCGCGACGTCGTGCTGTCCCCAACGGGTCGAGTGATGCAGGACCGAGGCGACGAACGCCGGCCAGCCTAGCACCTGGGGCTCGAGGAAGATGTCCTCACGGAACACGCCCTCTCGAGCAGTCCCCTTTTCCCCGATGCCCCGGAGGCAGACGTAGCCTTCAGCTTCATAGCCGAACAGCAGACGAAGGTGGGCCTCGATCGCTCTCGCGTCGACGGCATTATGTTGGTCCATCAGACGAAGCGGATGAAGAGTGGGGTGCGGGATCCGACATAGGCGCCGGTCACATTGAAGGACATGTGCTCGATCGCGTCCTCCTCTTTCATCTCGTCGCGGACCCGGAGGATATCGACGCACATGTCCCAGTCGTAGACGACGGTCGGTTCACCGCACTCGGTGATGCCGACGATCGCGGCGTCGAAGCCGTCGGCGACGAGCATCTCGCCGTCGCCCAGGTTGTCAGCGAAGTCGTCGACGAGCGCGCGCAGGCGCTTGCCTTCGAGCTCGAAGGGGTCGACGAACTTAATCGCCTTCTTCTTGGTCACTCTTTTTTTAGCCATGATGGGTTGATAGATTGAATGTTGGTGTTGGGTTGGGAAGTAGTCTTCTGCCAGCACCGCGCCTTGTAGTCGCAGAACTTGCAGGTAAAGTCGTCCGCGGATCTGCCGGCCTTGCCGAGCTCTTCCGGGTTGGCCGAACTGACGATGCGCACGGCGCGATCGATGTAGTCCTGGGCGTCTCGCGCCACGAGGGGGATCAGCTCGACGTGAATGTCTCCGGTGTCGCGATTGAGACAGGTGAACATGCATGACTCGAGCTCGTGGTACGCCATGTAGATCTGAACCTGTGCGTAGTACACAGGCTTGCTGGTCTTGATGCCCTTCTTCACCGCGTCGCTCCAGCTCTTGTCGCCGAGCGCCTTGTTCTCCCACAGCATGGGATACTTGAGCTCGGGCACCGGGCCGGCGTGGATCACTCCGTCCAGGTGACCCTTAAACTTTCCGCCGGCGTCGGACATTCCGATCTGCTTGCCGTCGGGCGCGTGCGTCTGAAGCTGGAAGCCGGCGAGAGTCAGGTACTCGGCGACGCGCTCTTCGCCGTCGTGACCCATGTCGAAGATCCGGAGCGTCTTCCCCTTGAAGTCTGCGCCCTCGTCCTTCTCGGCCATGTGGAACTCGTAGCCCAGCGATCTCTCGCAGTGGTGCCCGATCCGGGACGCGCCCAGGTATTGGCGCCTGGTCTGTCCTTTATTTTTGGAGAGCATCGCCGCGTCTATCGACGCAATGATCGCTTGCTCCGTTGTAGTGGCCTCGCGGCCCTCGTTTGGTGAGAAGATCATACGGAAAGAACCTTAGCTCTGATGAGCTTCTCCTTGAAAGTCCACGTCAAAAGGCAGGACGCGCGGTACTTGGTCATGGAAAAATCGTTGAGCTCGGTTGAAAGGTAGCGGAGCTGGTCGTCGCTGGCCGGCTCATTGATCCAGCGCTTGGTCTTCCGGGCCGCGTCCTTGTCGCCGTGCTCCCGGAGGTAGTCATCGGCGGAGGCCAAGGCCTGGAGCCGGTCGGTGGTCTTATGCACCAGGTGCACGACGCGCTCGGCGTCCTTACCGCAGATCACCTGGTAGACGCCGGCATGCTGGATGATCGCGGCCCAGGCCGACATGGCGTTGGCCATGGTGACCACGCCCCAGAAGGTTTCCCACTGGAAGGGGCTGAGCTTCATGATCTCGACCTCGGTCATGACGAAGTCGGCCAGGGCCTCGCGCTCCTTGACCTCCTGGGTCCGGCGCTCGACCGCGTCGAAGATGTGACCGCAGGCCGGGCACGTGCCACAGCCGGCGGGGATCTCCATTTCGCAAGACGGGCAGTCCTTGGTCATGCCCTTGCCCTTGATCGGGTCGAGCACGACGTCGGTCTCTAGGCCACCGTGAGTAAGCAGTGAATAACCGAAGTCCAGGACGACGCAGTCAGTCTTGATCACGCCGGGGTGCTTCTCCGGGTCCACCTTGCGGAGGCCTCGGCCGACCATCTGGATCATGGTAGATTTATAGGAGCAGGGCCTGAGCAGTACGACGCACGCGATCGTCTGGCAGTCGTAACCCTCGGTCGCGATCGCGACGTTGACCAGGACCTGGTACTTGTCCTTCTCGAAGTCGGTCAGGGACCGGCGCCTTTCGGTGTCGGTCATCTCCCCGTGGATCTCGGTCGCTTTTACGCCGGCGTCTGACAGGGCCTGGGTAATATGCCTGGCGTGCTCGATGGTAGAGCAGAAGACGATGGTCTTCCGGTCGCCGGCAAGCCGGCGCCACTCCTCGATCACCTTCTCGGTGACCGCGCTCTTGTCCATGATGGCTTCGACCTCGGCCATATCGAACTCGGAGATCGTGCGCTTCACGCCGGCGAGCTCTTCGCGCAGGCCGATGTCGATCACGTAGGTCTTTGGCCGGACCAGGTGGCCGGCGTCGATGAGCTCCCTGATGGAGATAATATCCGCGACGTTACAAAAGGCGTCCTTTAAGGCGGCTTTGTCACCCCGCTCCGGGGTGGCCGTGACGCCCAGGATCCGGACGTTCTTGTTCAGGGCCCTGGCCCGCTCGAGGATCTTGCGGTAGCTGGACGCGGCGACGTGGTGGGCCTCGTCGATCACGACCAGGTCCATGGCCGGCATGGTGTCCAGGTTGTCCGGACGGCTGAGGGTCTGGACCATGGCGTAGGTCACCCCGTCCGACCACTTCTTGCGGTCGGCGGCGTAGATATCAGAGGCCAGGTCGGGGTCGACGCGTCTGAGCGTGGCCCGGTTCTGGTTGACCAGCTCTTCGCGGTGCTGGATCACGAGCGCGCGGAAGGGCTTGTCCTTCTTGCGCGACTGGGCGATCGCCGAGCTGAGCATGACCGTCTTTCCGGCGCCTGTCGGCGCCACGCCGAGGGTATTCCCCTTGTCGGCGAGCGCGGTCAGTACGCGGGACACGAAGTCCGCCTGGCGTGGCCGGAGCTTCATGAAAAATGGGGGGCGGGGGAGAGAGGCAGACCCAACATCCGCGTCATCCCAGCGCAAGTATTATCGAGGTAATCGCCAACCGACGGTGGCACCTCGATCACTTGCTCCGCCCTTGGATTTAAAAGATCAGGCCGGCCGGCACCGGAGGTGCGTCGAACCCTAAGCCCACACGATGACATGCTTTCTGGAAAAGTCACCATGTTTGTGGGTTAAGGTTCGACGCGTTGGGAATGCCGGTGCCTGGAGCTCCTTAGAAGGGAGCGTTAGACGAGGCGGGAGGAGCGACCGGGGCCTTCACGATCCAGCCCGGACCCTGACCCACGGCGGGAGCCTGGGCGGACGGGGCGAACGCGTTGTTGCGCGCCTGATCGATGGCACCGGATCCGCCGACGAGGTTGTTGAAGTCGCGGAAGCCGGCGCTCTTCGGGTTAGGAGAGAGCCACTCGGAAACCTTATTCTTCTGAGAGTGGGCCGGATCCTTGGGCTCCTCGACCTTGATCTTGATCGCGACGCGAAGGCCGTCGACCGCGTTCATCAGGGCGAGAGTCTCCTTGCCGGCGAACTGGCCGTAGGTCTGGGGGTTGTTAGCCTGGAAGACGCCGCCCGACTCGAAGATGCGGACGATCGAGACCTTGCCCATGTCGCTCCACTTCGGGTTGTTGCGCGGGTCGTTGAAGTCCGGGAGCATGTCGAAGACCTTGCGTCCGGCGTACGGGCCGTCGACGATCGTGAGCGCGACCGGGTAGTACGTGCCGCCGGTGTTGCCGGACTGGCGCGCGGCCTGAACCTGGATGACGGCCCACGCGAGCGTGCCGGTGGGGATGAGCTCAGGCGCCTTGCCGGCGCTGGAGTCGGGGGTGAACATGTTATTCATGGTATTTGGGTGTGGTTCTGGGTGGGTGAAATTAGGCCTTGTCGGGCATGGTGGTGACGAGCGTCGTATCGAGGCGCTTGCCTTCGCGGATCTTCAGCATGAGGGCGCCGAGGTCCGGGGCTTCGAGGAGCTCGAGACGGCCGGAGCGATCCTTCGCGGGGTAGCCCCACGGGTTCTGTTGCTGACAGCAGATACCGCGGTACAGCTGACCGTCCTCGGTCTTGAAGTTCTGGAGGGTCATGACCTGGTCGAAGATACCGGGCAGTTCGCGCGCGGTCTTGGCGCCTTCGATCTGCGGTACCCAGGACACGCGCTTGAGGTCATCCTCTTCGCGGTTCAGGATGCCGACGACGACGATAGACTTATTGCTATGCTGGAGGTGGGTCAGCCAGCGCATCATCTCGCGACCGAGAAGGCCGTAGGCTCCGCGCATGTCGGGCTTGCCGGCGGCGTTGAGCGCGTCGGGCTGTTTCTCCGCCCACTTGAGACAGTCTCGAGACGCGACGGTGATCGAGTCGACGAAGATCGTCTTGTACTTGGCGAGAGGGATTTCCTTGAAGGCCTCGCAGACCTGCTCGTAGACCGGCCGGCTGTAGGCGCCGTTCAGATCAGACGGGTCGTGGCCACCGATGTAGAGGGCCAGGGCGCGAGCGATCTCCCAAGGCTGTTTGCCGAAGGCCTGAGCGGCGGAGCGGACGTCGAGCACGTCACCGCGCCAGTCCTGGATCGCGAGCGTGCCGGCCTCTAGGTCCACGAATAGCGTGGTCTCGGGGTCGAGCGTGCGTGCGAGGGTTGTCTTGCCCACTCCGGACGGGCCGAAGAGTGCGATGTTGACTTTGGGGGCGAGCTTCAGGCGCTCGTCTGCCTTGATGATGCGTAGCATGTTGGGAAATTACTTAGGGAAGGTGACGGTCGGGGCGGAGTACTTGACGGTCCGCGCGTCCATCAGGCGGTCCTTGAGCTCGTCGTCCGGAAGGATGTTGAAGTTCTTCTCGGGCACGGAGAACTCGATCTTCATGATCCGGCGGACCTGCTCCCAAGGGAGCGTGTTCGCGATGGACTCGAGGACACTGCTGTCCCAGTCAACGCGCTGGCCGATCTTGAACGTGAGCTTCACGCCGTCGATCTCGGTCGAGTGCTGGCCGTGGGTCAGGCCGGCCTCGGCCATGTGCTTGTCCAGCAGGGCACCGTGCTCGGCCAGGATGATGGCCTCGACCTCGGCGATGTTCGCCTTGGCGGTGTCGATGAGGGACTTGTTGGCCGCGATCTGATCGCGGAGTTCGGAGAGCGTCGGCTTAGCCGGCGCGGACTTGTTTGTTTTTTTCATGGTCGGTTGGGGAAAGTTTCTTCTCCGCGTTGGGGCGGAGGAGGAAGCCGTAGAGGTCAATGGGATGTCCTTCGGAAATGCCAAGCTCAAAGAGTTGGAGGATCCGCTTGCCGGGAAGGCTGTCGCGGGAGATCCACTTCTCGATCGCCTTCAGGGATACGGTGTAGCCCTTAGCATTCATGCGACGACAGAGCTCGCCCTGCCCACCGAAGCGGGCGACGAGTTTCTTTACGTCGATGTTTGTAGAATTAGTCACGGCGTTGGGTCCGATGTGGATCACTCTGCCCACGCATGTGCTTTGGTCAATGCGAAAAAACACAGACTTGACTTCCCTACATTTTGTAGGGATGTTACTGCCCCAACATGAATAATAACGACGCACGAATTGTTAAGAATAACGCCGGTATCTACGAGATCCGCTTCGGCGGAAAGCGTAGCAAGCGCAAGTCGACCGGCTCCACCGACCTCCGTGAGGCCTACGCATTCTACGGCCGGTGGATGATGCAGACCCAGGCCAATGTCGTGAGCGTGTCGAAGATCCTCGATGACTACATGGCCGAGCACGTCGCACAGCGCGTCGTCTGCACCGAGCGCCAGGCCGATTGCGTCACGGTACTCAAGGCCGGCCTGGGCGAAAAGCTTGTCACCGATCTGGACAGTCAGGTCATGATGAAGTACTGCAACGCTCGCCGCGCCGGCGCGATCAATGGTCGCGAGGTAGGCGACGGCACGTTGCGTCGCGAGCTCAACTGCCTGATCGCCGCGATCAATCACGCCTTGCGCCAGCGACGGATCTCCATGGCCGACGTTCCTCACATCGATCTGCCGGCGGCGCCGGCACCTAAAGACTCGTGGCTTACCGGCGAACAGCTGGACAAGTTGATCGCGACGAGCGTGTCGACGCACGGCGACATGTCCCGCATCCACCGCTTCATCGTGATCGCTTCGGAGACGGCCGCGCGCAAGACGTCTGTCGTCGAGCTCCGCTGGGATCAGGTCGACATGGCCCGGGGTTTGATCAATTTCCAGGACGACGGCAAGGCCCGCACGAAGAAGCGACGCGTGCCGGTGCCAATGTCGTCCAGGCTGAAGGCATTCCTAGAGCGCGCCTGGCTGGCACGCACGCAAGACGAGTGGGTGCTCGATACACCTTACTCAATCCAGCATCACTTCGAGGCGGTCGTGAAAGCGTCCGGCCTGGAGGACGTCACTCCCCACACCTTGCGCCACACATGGGCAACGCTCGCGGCTCAGGCCGGCGTCGAGCTGTTTCAGATCGCCGGCGTGCTGGGAGATTGCCTGGCCACCGTCATGAGGGTCTACGCGCACCACTGCCCCGAGCACCTGCGCGGAGCAGTGAACTTCCGCGACCAGGTTACTTGACGATCGCGTCGCCCTTCTTCCGAACCATGGCGAGCACGTAGAAGAGGACCTCCGGGGACGCGTATGAAAGGCAACCGACGAGCGCGTAACGGAGGTTCTGCTTCTCTACGCCCATGCCTTCTACTGCCCAGCCGGCGAAGACCGCGGTGATGCCGGCCGCGAAGAAACGACCGAGCAGGACCAGCCACGGGTAACGGTCCTTCGACATGGCGTGCCGCGCGAAGTACGCCGCAAGGCCTAGGCCAAAAGATACCAGCGCTTCCTGGATCGGGTTTACGGGTGGAGGTTCCATGTCACTTCTTTCTATAGCCCTGTTTCCATAGGACCTCCGCGATATACTTCGCCCGGAACTTGACCTTGCGTTCGCTGAGTTTCCAATCGGCTAAATGTAAAGCTTCGTGTACATAGACTTCCAAAAGTGAGCGATCACTAGAGATGCCTGGGTCGATCTCAATCGTGTTGTCCGCCTTGCAGGCCAGGCCGCAGATGTCTCCGGGCAGTGGTCGGACGATGACCTTAGGTGGTCGTCTCATTGGGCTTAATCATCCTCCAGGTCTTGACGCCGATCACGACGGCCAGGTTGATCGCGATAAAAGCGAACGTGCAGATCAGGACGTACTCAGACTTTTCGCTTCCGAAGAAGTCAATAAGGGGACGGGCAGTCGAAGCGACTAGCACGCCGGCGCCGATGGTCAGGCCGGCGACCCACTTCTGGATCCCGATCAGGTGGCCGAACAAAAGGGCAAGCACGCCAGCGGCGATCGCGTAGGTGCCGTACCGGGTAAGCTGGCTGGACGACTCGTTCAGGCTGGCCATACGGTCAGACTCCGCCTTGTCGGCCCTGGCCTGTTCGGCGTCAGACTCGGCACGGATCCTGGCGTCGCGCTCCTCAGATACCTTGAGCTCTAGCTCGCTGGTCTTCTTGTCCAGGGCGATCTTGTCGGCGCGCAACGCGTCGAGACGTGCCTGGTCGGGCTTGTCGACATATCCGCGGAACGTGTCGACAGCCTTCGCGGTAGGATCTCCGGACAGGGAAGCAAGCCCCTGTGTCGCGGAGTCGTAAAGGTTTAACGCCGGCGCCGGGCCGGTGATGGATGGGCGGATCGCCTTGAAGATCGCCAGGTCCTCAGATACCTCCTTCTCCCAGACGCCGAGCAGGGTCGTTTGCTGGGTGGTTGGCAGTGGCACCATGGGTAACGGCTTGTCGTCCGGCACGGATGAGCATCCGGCCAGGGCGAGCAAGGCTACCATCCAGGGCTTCACTTGCGGAACTCGTCAGCCAGGGTCTTGGCCTTGGCTTCGAGGACCTGGGCGCGGGCAAAGTTCTTGCGATACGCCAGGGCGCCGACGGTAACGCCGGCCAAAAATGAAAGTGCAATAAAGATCATACCCGTTCAGCCTGTTCAGTATGGCCGGCGGGTCAAACGTTTCAGCCACCTGTAAACCTTGCCGATCTGCTCGAAGCTCGCGTCGTGCTTGATCATGTTGGCCATACGGCTGATGACCACGACGTTTCCTGGCACATACCCCAGGGCAGGGTCGATCCGGTCCAGGCTGGGAGCATGCGGGTGAGGGATGTGGTTCTTGCCTGTCTCGTATGGCACCCCGAGGACCGGACACTTCGTTCCGATCGTGATGTCCTGCTCGG